GTAGGAGAGGCTTATTATTGTGGGTTACCAAAGACACCCCAATCAGTAGTAGATGAGTCAAATGATGAGTTTGCTAGAATGTTAGGTGAGTGCTTCACTGATAAAAAACAACTAAATGAGTCTTATAATATTGTTAAAAATAGTTATGGTGAATTAGCTAAAAATAATATTGTAGCAAAATACAATTATGAACGTTTATATTTAGCATTATGAAAACAATAGTAATAGGAGATATTCATGGACGTAATATCTGGAAAGATATTGTCGCCCAAGAACAAGCAGATCGAGTTATCTTTATAGGTGATTACTTTGATAGTTTTGATATTGGAAGTACTGAACAACAATTTAATTTTAAAGAGATAATTGAGTTTAAAGAGAAAGGTGAATGTGAAGTTATTTTATTAATTGGTAATCATGACTACCATTATTACCCAGGTGGTGAAACATACTCTGGTTATCAACATGGTGCTGCTCCTATTATTAGACAATTACTAGAGGAGAATAAACATCATCTACAAATGTGTTATCAATTAGATAATATCTTATTCACACATGCTGGTATTGGGTGGGATTGGTTATCATACCAAAACAGATATGAACCAGGAGTAGACTCAGAAGCGATAGCTGATTTTGTAAATGCTATTTGGGAGTACCAACCTAATCGTTTTATGTTTTATGGAATTGATCCTTATGGTAACTCTAAAACACAAACACCAATTTGGATTCGTCCTCAAGCATTGATAGCGGGTAATAGAGATACATTCTTAAAAGAAGAGTATATTCAAGTAGTGGGTCATACTCAAGTGAGAAAAATTGATATTGAAGGTAAAGCGACAGGTGGTAGATATTATTTTATTGATACCCTTGATACATCAACTCAGTTTTTGATTTATGAAAATAATGAATTTAAAGTGGGAGTAGTTGAAAATGAAACTGAGTGAGGTGAAAATATATCCTAGAGTCTATAATGTTATTAACACATTAGACTCTAGGTTCACTGCTGGGAGTGAAGTAAAAGTATGTAGTGTTAATGAAGAATCAATATTAGTAGCTGTAGGCTCAGGTTTAGCTTTTTTCTTAACTAAAGATGAAGCTTCTTTTACACAGGTGGAGTCCAGATAATATTTATTGTCAAATATTCATTTATGTTACTTAAAAACGGATCAAGAGGAGAAGAAGTAAAACAACTCCAAATTAAATTAGGGTTAAATGCTGATGGAAATTTCGGTCCTATGACTGAAGCTAAAGTAAAGGAATGGCAAGCAGCTAATGGTTTAACAGCAGATGGTATTGTTGGTGATGGTACTTGGGGTAAAATGTTTGGAACTCAAACAGTAGCCCCAGCGGCAACTCCAGTAATTATTCCACCTTCATCATTTAAATTAAATGCTTTAAAAGGACATGTTCCTGACTCTGTGATAGCTCAAATCCCAGATACAGCAGCTAAGTTTAATATCACAACCCCACTTCGTTTAGCTCATTTCTTAGCGCAATGCGGTCATGAATCAGGTGGATTTAAATCAGTTAATGAGAATTTAAATTACTCAGTTGATGGTTTAAAAAGAATATTTGGAAAATATTTTCCTGGTAATTTAGCTGAATCATACGCTCGCCAACCTGAAAAAATAGCATCTCGTGTTTATGGATCAAGAATGGGTAATGGAGATGAATCAACAGGTGAAGGATATAAGTATCGTGGTCGTGGTTACATTCAATTAACAGGTAAATCTAATTATACTAATTTTGCTAAATTTATAGGTGAAGACACAGTAGCCAACCCAGATTTAGTAGCTACTAAATACCCATTAGCATCAGCAGCATTTTTCTTTGATTCAAATAAATTATGGTCTATTTGTGATAAAGGCGCTGATGAAGCAGCAGTAACAGCAGTAACTAAACGAGTTAATGGTGGTACTATTGGGTTAGTTGATCGTATTAAGCATTTTAATGAGTATTATAATTTATTAAAGTAAAATACAATAATGGAGATTATAGCACCTATTATTATTGCTCTTATTACTTCTGTTTTTGGTCCTATAATATTAGAGTGGGCTAAAAGTAAATTTAAAAAGAAACCAATATCAGATCCATTACCTGATGCTATCAAGTATAATGAACAAATTGAGCATCAATTAGATGTTATACTTAATGAATTAGATTGTGATCAAATTTACATAGCTCAATTTCATAATGGGGGTCACTTTTACCCAACTGGTAAATCAATACAGAAATTCTCTGTATTCTATGAGGTAACCACCCCTAATACTATATCAATAAAAGGTGTTTACCAAAATATTCCAGTATCATTGTTTAATAAACCATTAGCTGAATTATATGAGAAAGGTGAAATATTAGTCCCAGATATTGAAAATGATCCTACTTATGGTTTAGAAACATTTTGTGTTGATAATAAATACAAATCATGTTATTTACTATCATTAACTGATTTAGATGGTCGCATTATTGGGGTAATGGGGATCTATTACATCAATAAGAAACATAAAATAGTTAAAGATGAATGGATACTTATTCGTCAAAAATTAGGAGCAATTGGAAATATAATGAGTAATTATTTACATAGTAAAAAATAAAAACATATGACACAGATTTTTTTAGAAGCAGCAACAGCTGGATTCGGAGTATTTGAGCAATTAACTAACTATGGTGCTTTAGGTTTAGTAGTATTAGCTTTAGGGGCTGTTGGTTGGTATATGTTTAAACGTAATATGGCTGAAAAGGATAGAATGCAAGCCAAGATTGATGAATTAGAAAAAGAATTAAGAGATAGAAAATGACACAATTAACTATATTTTTACAAGCAGCTGCTTCCTTTGGACCATTTGAGGTATTAACCCAATACGGCGCATTGGGAGTTATTGTGTTAGGTTTAGGAGCTGTACTTTGGTATATGCTTAAACGCCAATTAAAATCAGAGGATGATCTAAAGAAAAAAGTTGAGGACTTACAAAAAGAATTAAATGATTATATTAAGACTGATACAGGTAAGATTCAAACATCTTTAGATAACAATACTCAAGCATTAAGAGATTTAAGAGAAATCATTTTATTAAGTAAAAAGTGAAAAAGAAATTAGTTTTATATGGTGTTTTATTATTAGTTGTTACTTTGGTTGTAGCTGATGTGTTTGTGGCTGGTGGAGGCCATGTTGAGGTTGTTGAGGAAAATGTTTCATTGGTAGAAGAAAACAATACATTAACTGAACAAAACCAAACCCTGTCATCTGAAAACCAGAAACTATCTTCTGAAAATCAACAATTAACAGAACAAGTTTCTACATTAACAGAGCAGGTAGAAACTTATGAAGAAAAACTTAATACTCCTATTCCTGTTCGTTCTAAGTCTGATTGGAACCTTGAAGTCCCAACCAACGAGTAAATATCCTTACACAACAGTAGATGATGATGGTAAAACATCAATAGTAGTTATGACAACTACTCAAGCTGACGCTATTAATAAAAAATTCCGTGATTTAGAATCAACAATAACACAACAAAAAATTATTATTGAAAAACAAACTGATACTATCACTAAGTATGAGCAAAAAGTAGTCTTTGTTGAGGTAACTAATACACAAGCTTTAACAGCTCAAAAAGCTATATCAGATAGTTTACAATCAAAATTAGACACTATAACAAAAATATATGAAGAACTTAATATAAGTTTATATGAGATGTCTACTGGACCTACTTTATTATACACATTCCCACCATTTGATGAGATAATGTTTTTAGATTTAAAATATTATAATATATATTCTGACCCAGATGGACAAATTGTAATGTCTAGAATGACTAAATCTGAGTATGAAATGTTTAGAGAATGGAGAGAAAAAAATGGGAATGAATCACTTATGAGAGTTGATTATCAAAAAAAGTTTAAATTTAGTAATTTTGAAGATAAATTAACTAAAAAAAAGGTGTGGAAACATCCAAGTATTTGGAAATAAAGTTTGGCCTTCGGGCCATCTTTTATTATATTTAGGTTATGAAATTAAACACATTATTTAAAAGAGCAGTAAACGGTAAAATTAATGAATGGACCATTGAAGTAAAAAACAATTGTTTTAGAACAATATCTGGTTACATAGATGGAGTTAAAACAAAATCTGAATGGACATGCTGTTCAGGTAAGAATATAGGTAAGAAAAACGCTACTACACCTGAAC